TTGTCCCCAACTTACACCTGCACCAGTTGAAGTAAGAACTGAACGTGCAGTACCTACTTGATTGTGAATATCAATTATCTTACTGTTTAATTCTATTGACTGCTGGAATGTAGAGAAACCAGTTACTTCCAATCCTGTTGTTGTAGTTACTCCAGTAACATTAATACCATTTTGTGTAGTAATTAATTTTTCTGTTCCATTATAATATAAAACAGCTCTTGAAGATGCACCACTATGTAATTTTAATATAGGTTGCCAACTTTGATCAAAGAATTGATATGCTCCTGGACCATCAGCACCATCTGTCTTAAATATTATTCCCCCAGAACCCTTATCTTTAATTACTGAAGTTCTACCATCAACAATTGAATCTCCATTAGAATCATTTTGATCCCTAAGTTCATTAGTATGATATATTAATAAATCAACCCCATCACCAAAGACAGCCTTTGATTCATCTTTAAACTTAAGTCGATTATCAGACTTATCCCAAAATGCAGATGTAACACCAGCAGAACCAGAACCAACAAAATTTACATTACCTTTAAATCTTGAAGCACCATTTACATCTAATTTTACACCTGGAAGTGTAGAACCTATACCTACATTCTTACTTGTATGAATACCAGCACTACTAACTGCCCATGTTCCACCTGCACCTACACCTATTTGTCCTCCACCAGGACCAATAAAGGTTCCATGAAACTCCGTTGCAGTTACAATACCTGTTCCACCAAATATAGCATTACCACCAACTGCTAATGCAACTGATGCTACGGTAGTGGCAATACCAACATTAGATGTAGTATGAAGTCCAATGGCATCTGTTACCCATAATGTACTGTCTACCTGACTATTAGCGTTAGCGGAAACCCATTGAGAACTATTACTATCAATATAATAGATGTTTAAATCACCTTGTATACTATCCCACCAAAGATCTCCTTCTACAGCATTAGGTGGTGCAGTTGGTGCAACTGTTGCTTTTGCATCAACAGAACTTGCCCATTTAACACCAGAACCAGTAGATATAAGAATAGAACTAGCAGCACCAACATTATTTGTACTATCTCTAAATCCACCAGTCAATCTCATACCACCTTGGATATGTAAAGATTCTGATGCTGAACTGGTTCCTATACCTACACGATGATTAGTGCCATCATAAAAAAGTCCAGCAGCACCAGCAAAATCACCAGAAGACTTGAATTGAACTTGTCCATTAAGTCCAGCAGCAGATACTGTAATTGTTGATATTGTTCCACTTGCAGTTGCTGATACAGCAGAACCTACAAAGTTTATTTTTGATACTGTATTCGCTGTTCCTACAAGAGTTCCTTCATCAAATATAGTAATACCATTAACAAGAGTTGCTGGAAGATCTGGTTGCCAATATCTATCGTATACATTTCCATTAGGAACTGTAACTAACTTATAGTAAGTTCCTGAAGCTGGAAGAGACTTTTCACCTACAAATCCTAAATTAGGTTCTACCTCACTTGGACTCAGATACCGATGCCTATCTGTACTCAGACCAGAATTATTGGATACCTTAACCCTACCACTTAAATACCTTTGAGAGAGTTTACCGTTTCCTTCCATATTATCCTGTGCTGTTCTCTAGAACACTTGCAATAAATTCCATTTGAAGTGGACCAACCATTCCACCACTTGGAGATTTTCCTACATGAACAGTTATACTATCTGTAGTTGTTGTTCCAATACCAACTGAGGTATTGTAATAAGGATCTGTTGAACGAGGATAAGCGTGTTCAGTAGAATTGCCATCCATTGCACAAGTAAATGTAAATCCACTATTTGCTAATTTAATAGATTCACCTTGTTTCTTAATACAATTAGCCAATGCAGATTGGAAATAATGTGTTGATGTGTTTGAAGATTGTCCAACATTAACTCTTATTGTATTTACATTTATAACTGTAACTACCAACCATTTATTATACCAAGGATCTGTCTGTCTTGGATATGTATGAGATGTTCTTCTTAAATCTTTATCACATGTAAATGTTAAGGATCTTTCTTGTATTCTAATCTTATCACCAACAACAAAACTGTGTCCAGTAATTGTCAAATCTAACTGTCCAGTGGTAGGAGTATAAGATGCTCCTGTTATACTATGAAGTGTTTGTCCACGTAGATTATATCCAGCATCAATAGTTAATTTTAAATCTCCAGTAGTAGGATCATAAAATGCATTAGATGGATTAAAATATTTTATAGGAGACTTTCCTACAAACGCAGTAATAGTTGTTGTAGTTGTAGCACCAATAGATATTGCATTTCTATAATATGGATCAGTTGAACGTGGATAACTATGGCTTGTGCCATTATTATCCATTGCACAAGTATAAATTAATGAATTATCCCCAATTCTAATAGAATCTGCAGCAACCTTAATACCCTGACTAACACCAGTTACAAATGTATGTGGATAATCTCCACTTGCACCTGCACTAGTAATCCCTACAGTAAAAGTATTATTAGTATAATCTGTAATTGTTACCCATTTTTTACTTTCTGGATCAGTTGCTCTTGGATACTTATGTATTCCAACTCCACCGTCTTTAGTACATTGAAAACTTAAAGATTCATCATCAAATCTAATTCTGCGTCCTAAAGCTAACCCATGATTAGCAGCAGTAACAGTAAGAATACCTGTTTTAGCATCATATGTTGTACCAGATGCTGCAGTAAGAGTTGTCTGACTCTTATTGAGATTATATCCAGCAGGAATTGTTAATACTAATTCTCCTGTTGATGGAGTATATGCTGCTGCTGATGGAGTATGTGCTGTTGTGGCAGAAGCACCAACATTCACAGTAAATGCTGTTCCTGCAGCACCACTAATTGTTAAATTCTGTCCTTGTGCTGGATCACCTACACGAGGATAAGAATGATTGGTAGCAAAATTATCCATTTCACATTGCATGACTATGGATGTAGTAGCAATACTAACAGTAGAACCATTTGCTAATCCAGGATTGCTCGCAAATTTTAAAACAAGATTTCCATTTGAAGCAGTATAATCAGCATAAACTGGAGTTAAAGTACCTGAACCACCACTTTGAATCTGTATGCAACTTGGTGCAGCACTTACAAACTTATGAGTGTAATCACCACCCATCACTACAGCACCAACAGATGTGCTTAATCCAGACTTAAAGGTATGTGTATAATCTCCACCACTAATTGTTGAATTATTAACTGCCTTTACAAAATTATGTGGTGATGCATTATAAAAATGATCCACAAACTGAGCACCAGTTCCACCAATAACTGAAGTAAATGTCCTTGAAGTTCCAACAACATCTACTATCGTATCAACTGTGCTTGATTGTGGTGGATCTGGGAAAATAGTTGTTGTAATACCAGCATTACTTGAACAAGTAAATGCAATACCAACCATTGCTATCTGATCATTCACACTGAATCCATGAGGATTCATTGTTGTTACAGTTGCAATTCCACTATAAGGACTATACTCAACATCAGTAATAGTACCAATACCCAGTTGAGTTCCTTTAATATAAAGTCTATCTAATGTAGTTGCTGTCTTCTCTAAAACTAATCTACCATCAACTAAAACAGCAGCATCATTTGGTGGAACTTCAATATCTTTTATAATTCTTATATCTCTTTTTATTCCCGTACTTCTTGCTTCTCTTCTATGAATGAAAGTAACTGTTGGATATGTATTAATTCCTACGTTAGAAACTTGTGCATACAACAAAATAGCAGAAGTTCCTGTTGGTACTTCATATAACTTTTGCTCTCCTGGTGTAACAGGAACAGCAATTGAAAGAAACTTATTAACTGGTGCAATTGCCATTTATTTCAACGCTAGTATTAAGGGGGTTAATTGTGCCTGGATGGCTCTATTAAAGTCTCTTCCAGAAATAGTAGAAGTGGTTTGATCAATTGTCAGTCCTTCTCCGATTCTAAAGTTACCTTTTTGATCCGTACTGGTAAATGGAACTTGTCCACCATTGATGGCAACAATTTCATTCTCAGGAATAGGCTCACCACCCTGGAAAGGGTTTGCTCTATTTATGTCGGTACCTGCACCGACGTATTCAAAGGAGTGAGAACTGGTGATAATTCTACTAATTCTTCGGAACTCAACATCTGTTCCTTTTGCTATGGAGTAAGGTACAAATTCATTCAAACTTAATGTAGATAATCCTACAACATTACTAGGTTCAGTAGCAGTATCAACAGTATAATAAATTGGATCAGTAACCACTTCCAGAATTGCTGGAGTACCAGAACTAAGAGATGTTGTTAATCCAATTTTCTGAGTTGGACCACTTCCAGATTGTGGTAAGAAATTTCTACCACTAGCAATCACATCAACAGAAGTAATTGTACCTGCAGCACTCACATTTGCAGAAAGTTCAGCACGAATACCTTCTGGTCCTTGTGGAATATCTACTATTATATTTGGTGGTGCTGCCTGAACATATCCACTACCACCATCAAGAACTTTAATTGAACGTACTAACTGGAATGGTTGTGTCATTGTACCAGTAGCAGGAGAATCTGCAAAATTATCCAAATCAACCTTAAAGAACATTGCCTGTCCGTCAAATGGTTTTCTGAAATTATCATTAGTATCCTTAACATCAGCTAATAAGAATGAATCCTGTTCAGCAATATTTGTTATTGTAGTAACTCCAGTATATTCAGTACCACTAACACCATCAGCATATAATCCAAACACACCAAATGATGAGTTAGAGTTTGTTAAATCACATTGTCCACCAGTATCAGCATAAATTGCTTTCTCACACGAAATAGTAAAAATAGAAACTAACTGAGCATATCCCATATTAGTTAATGATACACCTATACCTGCCTCATTGTACTGAGTGAAGGAATCACAAACCATACTCTTCAAATCCTGTCCTAGATTAATTGTTCCAGTATATGCAGAAGAAACATGATCTCCATTAATCTTCATACCTATACTACCAGTCATAAAGTTGGTACAGTTTCTTACATAAGGACTCTTATACCTACCACCTTGACTAGGATCTCCTCTTCTTGGTCCTTCATTTGCTGGACCTAATGCAATATATCCACTTAGTGCTTTCTCAGAATTTGTTAATGGTGGGAAAGCAACTGCACCACCTGTTACGAGAGTACTACTTGTTGCTCCAGCAAAATTCATATTCTGAACTAAACATCCTCTTCTTACATGGAAAACATCTTTATCATTATTATTAGGAACAACAGTCACCAATCTCAAATCTTCACCAGAAACAGCAACATCAGTTCTTAATCCAATTGGATTTTCCTCATGGTAAACACCTGAACGAACAATAATCGTATCACCTGCTTCTGCTATTGCTGCAGCACCACCAATTGTTCTCTTTGCATCACCTTCTAGTAATCCACTATTACCATCATTACCATCAACAGTAACCCAAATAGCATTATTAGTTTCAACACCTGGTGGTCTCCATGACACACCAGTTCCCACTGATGATAAACGATAATCAGTTTGTGCAGCACCAGGTCCAGATGCATTATTATTTTTATCAATTAATGCACCATCTAGTTCTAAAGAACCATGAAGTGTAGTAGCTGCTCCAACTGTAAGTATCCCTACAATATTAACAGAGTTAGTTGCTGCATTATATTTAATTCCAGGATCAACTCTTAATGTTTGTCCTGTTCCTACAGCAGTATTAATAGCATCATCAACAAAAGTTATATAAAAATCCTTATTAGTGCCAGTTAATGTTGTAGAAACAAATGTAGTAATACCAGCATTTTCTACAAAACTAGAAATACCTGCTCTATCAGCATAAGTTGCAAATCCTGCTCTATGTGAATTAGTCGCAAATCCTGCATTTGCAGCAAATGTAGATATTCCAGCATAATCAGAAAATGTAGAGAAACCAGCATTATCTGAAAATGTAGCAAAACCTGCTCTACGAGAATTAGTAGCAAATCCTGCTACAGCAGCAAAGGTAGATATCCCTGCATTATCGGCAAAAGTTGTAAATCCAGATCTAGTAGAATTAGTTGCAAATCCAGCAGTATGAGAGAAAATTGCAGTTGAAATTGTACCAGTGGTAAATCCAGTAACAATTAAACCAGCATCAATGAAGGTAGCTTTCTCAACATCTAATTCACTGTTTAATATTGTTTTACCAGATACTGTTAATTCACCACCTAGAGTAGTATTACCATCTACATCTAAAGTATCATCAATTTGTACTTTACCATCAACATTTAAATCATTATCAAAATCAACTTCATCAGTAACTGTTAATTTTCCAGTTACTTTTAATTCTATTGACGTATCTGCATCACCACCAATACCAACATGTCCTGTTGTATGAATTCCTGCATTATTTCTAATCCAATTATCATTAAAATAGATATTAGCAATATTACTATTACCAGGATCAATTTGTGCATCAACTAAATCTCCACCACTACCAACACCATCAAAGTTAAGAGTAGTAAATGAACCAACACCAAGATTAACTCCTTCATTTTGAATGAATACACCTTCAACAGGAGCTGGTGGTGGTGCTACCCATCTTATACCATGAATATCCCTACTTAAATAATATCCATTTGCACCTTGATAATTAATTGAGTCGTAAATATTTCTATCAAGTTTAAGACTACCAGCAATATCAAGCATTTGCTCTGGTCTAGTGCTACCAATACCAACAGAAGAACCAGCAGATACAATAATAGTACCATCAACATCTAATGTTGCAGAATCTTGTGGTACTGGTTTATTAATTCCTACCCTATTACCATATAACTCTGGATATGCACTTAGGGTTTGTCCATCATTATTTTCACCAACCCAAAATCTTTTCTTTACATGTAAATAATCAAGATCTACAGGTTCTAAAAATGTAGCAATACCTGCAAAAACAGTACCACTATTGAACGTAATAGGACCGTTATAAGTACCAATACCAGTTGCAAATATATCTTTAAAATTTGCCTGATGATTGACAGTTATATTATCAAGTTTTAAATTATCAGTACCTTCTAAATCATAATATAAATTTCCATAGATGTATACGTCGCTAAAGAACTTAGCGTCATCATTGGCATGTAACTGACTAACGTAAGTTGTATCTGACATATCTTATGAACCACCAAATCCTGAGAAATTATCAGCAATACTTCCAAATTGCTCTTGTACATTACTAAGTTGTCCACTAAGTTGCTCTTGTACGCCACCAAGTTGATCTGTTATAGCATCAGTATCAACAGACTCAAGAGCACTTGTTAGTTCTTCTGGTATACCACCAGAAGTAAATTTATCAATACCAGCTTTAAGTTTATCTGCACCAACTTTAGTACCTGCAAATACACCTCCCATGAATGGAAGAGGTGCCATATTACCAACTATCTCATTACCACGTATTGTATTTCCTCTAAATTCAATATCATTTGCCTCCATTGTAATTTTATCACCTCCCTTTATATCCATACTTTTACTAGCAGTTATACTAATATTATTTCCTATAAGAGTAAGATTTCCATTTTCATCCGCATGTATTTTAATATCACCTTTAGCAGCATGAACTAGAATATCAACACCACCTGCTGGTTTTGTAGCACCAGCACATATTTCAATATCCTTATCAGCATGAATTTTTAACTTACCATCTTCGGCATATGAAATAGATGCTTTCTCATCCTGATCAGTCCAAGCATAATGAGAAACCACATTTGAACCACCATACCCATCCATCGTAGGGTTGTTTATATCAACCTGATAATGTGGATATGATTCCAGATAGCGTTCGTGATCAGTTTTCTGTGTCATTATGTGTTAATACAATCGATTACTTGTTTGACTTCACCTTGGAACTCTGGTCTAACATCAAGATTTGCTTTTAAAACAGCACCAGATCCTGTACTTGAATTCACAGTTAATATAGGAAGTTCATCTATATCTTTACTATTTATTGGTGTTACTTTAATGATAGAACCGAATGAAATTTGAGTATTATACTCATTGCCAAAATTATCGGTAACAGTATCACCTTCCTGATATCCAGAACCAGGATTAACAATAGTTACATTATCAATAATAGGTGGTACATCATCAGAAATTGGATATAAATGTCCTTCAGAGACGATATAAATTTCATTTACTTTACCATCTTTAATAGTTGCTCTTGCAATAGCACCAAATCCCTGTCCACAATTATCAACTATCTCAACAAATGGTGGATACATATATCCATTACCAGGATTTGTCATCTTAATACCAATAACACTTCCAGTTTTCTTAGCCTGTCCCATAAAATTAAAATTACCAAAGATAGGAACAGCTGATGCACCATTTCCACCACCACCAAAAATGTTAATCTTAGGTGGTTCACAAACTTCAGGCAATTCGAAATTACATTCACTAACTGCATCACCAATACCTGATATTGCATCTCCAGCTTCCTTAATACCACCAGATAAAAGACTAAATCCACCCATTATATCTTGAACACCGTCTAAAGGAACACCAGAAAGTGCTGCTGCATCTGCCACTGCTTTTGCTATATTTGCGTCTTTAATAATAGCACTCAAATCCGAAGAACCACCTGATATCGGTCCTTGTCCTATTTTATAAGTACATGCACCAGATGGAGGTGGTGGAGGTGCAAGACAATCACCCATTCCTGCCATACCTAAGAGAGAATCGACACTACCTCTAAGTAAACCATCTATACTAAAATCACCCATATAACTCATTAATTTTCCAATACCATCAAGAGAGGATTGCATTCCATCAGATATCTGTCCTGTAATCGCATTCATTAATGCACCAGTTGCTTGATCTCCTACACAATCAACATAGTTAAAAACATTATCAACAACTGAATTCAATATTCCTTCAATTGAAGAACTCAAATTACCTATAACCTGATTAGTAAGACATGGTAAAAGTCCATTTAATGAACCAATAGGATTTATCATTGATTCTTGTGCTGCTGTACCAAACTTATTAGCAATACCTGCAGATTGAGTTGCAGCAAAAGTTTTTGCATAAACACTACTATACATTGATTTCAATCCACCATTCAACATAGGTGTCATTTTATTATAAACACTATTTGTCATACCACTTACCAATCCAGATGCATTACCAGCCAAAGCAGAAGTTTTATCAGATACTAAACCCTTAACTTTATCTCTATAAAACTCAGTATTAACATCAAATCTAGATTTTAAATCTGTAACCTCACCAACTAAATTTTGAACACCCACTTTCATCTTACTTATGGATTCTTGTGACTGACTTTTCCCACATCCAAGATATACAACCTTACCATTATATGAACTCATGGTAGCTCTATTACCACTACCACTTGATTTACTTACCTTATCAGCATCTGCTTGTGAAATCTGACTTGCTGCAGGTGTTTCTATAGCACCAGTAGATTCTGATGGTGTATTTGCAACTGTTGCTGCTGGTCTTTTATGAGTACTTGTATAACCAGTAAATGCTTTAAATGGTCCTGGTTCATCAGTTGGTACATAAGCAGAATTACCAAATGCACCCAATATCATTGGGATTTGTCCATTATCACCATCTAAGAAGAATCCTATTACATTATCACCTTGTTGGAATCTAAGAGTTTTTGATATTCCACCTGAACCAGTTCCATGTCCTGGTGGTGAAATTACAGTTGCCCACGGTAATTCTTCATCTTTAAGTTCTACATCATTATAAGGATGATATCCTAAAATACGAACTTTATATCTATTACCCCAACCCTTCTTTTCTTTAGTCTGTGGTTTTTGAACCTCATCAGGAGCAATTTGTCCTATCCACCAACGAAATCCATCCCGTCCAATAAAATTAGTTTTAAATAATGATTCTTCCATTATTTCCCTCCATTATCATTATTTACACCATATAAACCAAAAGTATCTCTCAATAACTTCATTGATGTTTCTGATTTCTCACTATCAAAATGATGACACAACTCTTTAATCAAATATAAACCACTTTGTTCATCATCATATTCCTCACTTCCTGTACTAATTTTTGGAAACTGACATTTAATAACATCACCTGCTTTTAAATTAGTATTCAAAGGAACTTGCATATGAAGTTCTTGAGTGAATAAAGTATTATATTTCATAATTGCTTGTGCCTGATATCTCATAGGATCAGCATTTTTTTCTCTACTAACCCCAGTTTCTACAGTCCCTCTATCAATAACCATTGACATAATTCTACTTGGTATATCACCTAAAGTTTCTTGAGCATCATTAGAAAGTGAAGGCAATTCTAATTCCTTTCCAAGATTTTTTACCTTACTTTTATATTTACTCAAAATAAATTTGGATTCTTCAGGTGTATTAAATCTTCCATTATAAAAATCAAATGTTGCAACATAACTAGCATATGCACCCAATCTTAATTTTTCAAGTAGATCTTGATTTTTATTCGTAGAATATCTTAATATATTAAAATCATTATTTCTTTCTATCTGACTCTTATTAATTTCAGTATAAGTATATGTTGCTTTTGGTTCTTGATTAATTAAACTATCAATAGATTTAAAATGATATCCATCTTGTGTCTGGAAAAACACGAATCCAGCACTTCCATCTTCTGATTTCTCAGGTACACCTTTAGATGCCAACCAAACTAAAAGATTGAATGGTTTTCTTAAATTACCAATAAATCCATAAGTATTTGATGTTACCTCAATATCCATTTCCTTTTCTGTCTTAAGATAATCAGTAAGAATCTTCTTTACTGATGTATCAATAGTAGAAGAAGTTGCAAATCGAATTGGAACTCTTACAGTCTCATTTGTAATTGCTTCTCTCGAAACTAAGTTTAATGTAAATGCTTCTCTTTGCGATTCTGTAAGAACATTAGTAATACTTGAAACATACATATGATCTTTATATGTTTCAGAAAAATCTAATCCAGCATTTTCTTCACTATTCTGTTTAATCTTTAATGATAGTCGTTCTCCACCTCTTAATGGAAGTCCATTATATATTGATTGTAATTTACCATCTTTTCCTGTAATACTATCACCCGTATTAAAGACAACAATCTGTGCAGTAATGGTAGGAGAAAATATATCCTCATAATAGTCAATCGAAACTACTCCAGCACGAATGTCAACATCTTGTGATTGATCATTTGCTTCTAGAGTAACTTGCTCAAATATGGATTTATCTTTTGCTGCCATTTATTTTTCGATATTAGTTAGCATTAGTTCCTTACTATTTACACTATCAGGATTATCCTGTTTTGCTGTTGTAGTACTAGAATCTCTAATAGTTTGAGGAGGTTTTCTAATAATAGGTACATCGACTGTAACAACCTTATTTTTATTAGTACTATCAGATTTAAGATTAATATTGGTATTTTTGGGACTAGAAGTTATAGTACTTGTATCAGGACTCATACCCGTCCATACTTTACCCGTAACTTTATCAATCTTAACTTCTTTAGTTCCAACAACTCTACCCCTCTTATTCCTTACCTTAACATTTTTGATAGTATAAGGAACAATAACATTTTTTGGTTTTGGTTTTGTTGTTGTTACTCCATCCTTCTGTAATTGTGGTTGTTTATTTGAATTAGATATTATTTGCTCTCCATTTCCATTTAAAGAAGTTGATAATCCTTCATTCTTTTTCTCTTCATTAACCTCTTTATCAAGGTCATCCATATCTTTCCTAAGATTTTTCTCTTCACCCTTTGCCTTCTTAGTTAAATCATCAAATCCTTTCTTCTGTTTATCTAACGTACCTTTTAATTCTTTATTCTTCTTTTCTATCTCTTTCTTCTCAGCATCAACCGTACTGGTACTACCAGTAATAGCACCAACGAATTTACTAATACCACCACCAATCCATCTGAAGAATTTTACAATACCTTGCACCCAAGACTTTAACGTATCAAAGACGGGTTTCAATTTTTCCATCCATTTCTTTAATGTGGAAATAATTTTTGGCAATTGATTAACAATCCATCCAACAAATATTGTCATAATAAATTTAATTGGATTAAATCCTTTCTTTGTTATAGATTTTGCAACCCTAGTCTTTACTGCTTGTCCACCTTCTAATGCCTTTTCTGCTGCTTTTCTCTTCAATAAATTGATTTTTCTTCTAATATATCTCTTTTGAAGTCTTCTATCAGACTTAAAGAATTTTTTAGCAAATTTTACATTTTTATTTGAATTAACCTTAGATCGAATAAATCTACCTCTCAATTTATTATTAGATCCTAATTTAAAACCACTCTTAGCAGTACCAAAAAAACCTTTTGCTTTTATTGCCATTTATCTAACCTGTTGTATTATATTGTACTTTAGAATTTAAAACATACATGTTAGTAGTATTGCTAGTAGCAATATATTCAACACTACTAGCAGTTCCAGTAGAAGATGTAGGGGTTTCCTGTTCTTTTGGCATTGGAACAACAGTTATATTCCCTTCATTATCTGGTTCAGGTCCAATCTTAGAGGTAACATCAGCAGCATTGGTATTTGAACTCACATTTTGACCATTACCTGCTGAAGAAGTTATAGTATCTGTATGTTTCTTCTGAATAGCAGCTTTCTGCTCTTTCCATTTAGCATTTTCTGTTTTCCAATCTACCTTTCCACCTTCGGGTTTATTTGCCATCGCCTCTGCTTTCCACTGCTTCCTTGCTTCCTTTATTTCATCATTCATAGCATTTTTAGTAGCATGTAGTTTATCACGTTCTGCCTGTACTTCTTGGAATATTCTTTCTTGCTCTTCACTTCTGCCATGTTTACTATGTCTCTTATCCTGAGCACTTCTACTATCACTAATACCCCTAGCATTCATTCCAGCATCTTTTAATTTTTGATCAAGTTCCTTATGCCTATCAGTAAACTTTTGTCCACCAGTTGCTTTATTTCTACCCCATTTCCAGAGTGCCCTTATTCCCATAATTGCACCACCAATTCCAACTGCTATTAATAATGCAGTTAATGTAACTGGATTAAACAATAATCCTGCTAATACACCAATTAAAGAACCTATACCAGCAAGAACTGGACCAATACCAGCTGCAGCAATTAACATTAAACCACCAACTGCTGCTAAACCACCCAAAAGTTTCTTTCCAATACTGTTTATAGCATCCTTATTACCAGAAGCGAATGCATTAATCAATTTCATTGATTTATCTGCAAACCATCCAGCAATGGTAAACATAAAGAATCTCTTTATACCATCCAAGAATCCTATAGATTCTTTTCCTTTCTTCTCAACAGAACCGTCAGTCTTCTTTATAGCATCCGCACCAGTATCTTTTTCAAGAGCACCTTCTGCACCCTCTCTTTTAATTCTCTGTTCTTCTAATTCTCTTTGCTTCTTTTCTATCTTTGCTTTATCTTTCGCATTATCAAGAATTGCCTTTTGTCCAGACTCTAATGCCCCAATACGATTATTAATATTAGCAATACTTGCCTTAAATTCTCTATTTTGAGATACTAATGCATCATTTGTTATTTCTACTTGTTTTACTCTACCTGATAATTTCTCAACTGGATTTACACCAACAGAGTTTGCACCAAAATTTTTAAAAGAAAGACTAGTCTTCTTTAATGTTGGTGTTGCTATATTAGGAAAAGCAGTTTGATTAATAGCCACTTTGTGCTTGCTCTTGTTTTGCTTTTAAATTTTCTTCTTCAATGTACTGTTGTAGAAGAGACAGATAGACTTCTCTTTCCCAAGGAATCATATTTTCTAGCTCTGTTAAGCTATATTTATGGTGTTGCATCAAGGCAAAATTTACCTTATAGTATGACTCTAGGTTTTCGTGAGCCATACCTACCCGAAAAAACTTTGTAGTCCCTCCAGTAGGATTTCATTTTCAACCTTAGTCTTAGGATTCGTCACTTTAAGAGTGTGAGACAATTTTGGCATTGTATTGAAAAAATTCTCAACTTCCTTAAATTGCTTTGAACCCAATTGATCGATAAAATCAACCAATTCCTTACTAGTACAATCAGATGCACTCCAAGACTCCTCTTCAGAATATACCTGTTCAATACAAGAAGCAATTAACTTAAATGTATCATCAATATCCATATCAGACACATCAAAGTTGTTTTTGATAAACTCATCCATAGAAGGATATTTCATCCTAATGGATAATGTATCATCTATTTTAATATCTCTTGTATGCTCATCAGAAGTAACTATTTTGATATCATCCAAATTAATTACAGCAGGAACTTGAGTTACACCATCATCAGGACATGTAATCATAACTTCAACATCTTCACCAACCGACTTACCTCTAATATTCAAGAACAGATATTCAATGTCAAAAGTAGAAAGTTTCTCAACTTTAATACCTCTTGTTAATATGCAATTTTTAAGAACATTCTTAACTGCTTCAGTTATCTGTTTTGTGTCCTCACTCTCCATTGCTATAATAAGAAGTTTTTCTTCTTTTACAAGAAATGGGCGATATTTGACTTTTCTGCCAGATGAGGGTAATACCAACTCATAGGTTGGTGCGGTAATTTTTGGTAAAGGCATAATGTGTGTAGCACTTCAGTATTTTTATTTATAGCACTTTTTTGAAAATCCTGTGGCTCAAAAAAATGTCGGAGTTTTTTTTCCCGTATATATGGAATAAAAAGTCGAATTTCGTTTAGAAGAGTCTTCCTACAACACCACCAGTACCATTTATATTAGGTATGCTAACTCTACTCTTAGTAAGTTGTCTATTATATGAACCACCCCTATACAATGAGAAACTACTATTCCTTCCACAAATATATCTATCAATTGAAAATGTAACCGATGCTCTCAGAATATCTGTTTGATCATAAGAAACAGAAATATCATTCAATGCTCTAGGAAACAATCCATAAAAAGTATATTCCAATTCAGCATTATAATCTCTATCAAATTTAATTATCTTTGTTTGATTTGATTTATATTCTTCAGGATACATCATCCTAATATAGTATCCATCTCGTGATTGATCTTCACCTGAACCACTTGCCATATATTCTATCCAATGCTCAAAGAATTTAATAGTTCTATAATCACTATCTACCATAAACTCTGCATTAAGTTCAGTAAATATTCTACTATGGGCCATCTTTTCCTGAATACCCATGTAATTCCCATCAACCATAGTTGTAGCATTACTACTACCAGGAAGAGATACATTACTACAAAGTAATCCTGCAGTTTCGCCTATAAATCTATATCCAACATCTCTCACATTAAGATGCTGTCTCAATGCAGACGGTAATCCACCAAAAATAACTTGATAATGAGATGTACCAGCTAATTTTGATAGTGTTGGTTTAAAATCTGATATCCTACGAGGTTGTACCACTCTAAATATTTACTATTATGATTGTATTTATTTATGGCTTATAAAGGTAAGTACAAAGTGAGATGTCCTTACAAGTATAAAGGAGATCCAACCAAGGTTATCTACCGTTCTCTTTGGGAACTAAAATTTATGAGATATTGTGATTCTAATATCAATATACTTGAATGGGGAAGTGAAGAAATGTATGTCTGGTATAGATCTCCAGTTGATAATCGTCCTCATAGATACTTTCCTGACTTCTATATTAAAGCAAAAGAAAGTAACGGACAAATTAAAAAATATATAATTGAAGTAAAACCCAAGAAACAAACAGCACCACCAGCAAAACCCAAACGTCAAACTAAAGGTTATCTACGTGAAGCATTTGAATATGCTAAGAACCAAGCAAAATGGAAAGCAGCAAACGAATGGTGTATTGATAGAGGATTTGAATTTAAAGTACTCACAGAAAAAGAACTAGGAATTAAATGAGTCGTATTATAGACATTAAAGAAAATCTTATTGGTAAAGATTCATCAGAGTTAATGATGGAACTAATGGAAGCATGTAGTGATACAGTCACACCTGTTCCTGATGCAGGAAAGTTTTATTTTTTCGTATATGCCCCTAAGACTCCTAACATACGTTACGATGAAAATCCTTTAGTTGCAGTGACTGATATTTTCGCATGGGGATTTCGTGGAATCAACTTTCATTGGGATAAACATAGAAATTATACATGGAATGAAGTAGTGGGACAACTCTATGAAGTATATGATGATGAACTAAACGAACTGGATTCAATTCCTTTCGCTAATTTCCGTCTAAATAGTTAAAATATTTTAAAATAAGGTCGATAATGGGTTTTGGAAACTTAGGAGTAAAGCAAGCTGTAGAGCAATCAAAGGGATTAACTGAAGGAAAATCATCTGGACCAGCAAAAACAAAGTCTGGAGAAATGTCTAATGTTAATAATACAAATACTAATACTACCACAATAACAAAAGAGAAAATACAAAGTGGTGGAACACAGAATAGAAGAGGTACTGTTAGTTTAAGATATCCAAATAATAGAATTGATAGTAGTACTGACTACCTAGAAATAAAAATCGTTGAGTATACTCCCAACTCAAAATTAAATGACTCATTGAAAAGTTCTCAATCAGAAGGATCTGCAAAAAAAGAGGGTGGAAATGCTTCAACAGGAACTGAAGGGGGATTTACACAAAAACAAGAGTCTACTGTTATGGGTGCTTTAAAAAGTGGATCTCGAATGGAGACTGCTACTTCTAGAGCAAGAAAAGCAAAGACATTAGCATATATTACCTTACCTATTCCTCAAAACGTAGGTGATACTAATTCAATTGATTATGACTCAGATACTTTAAACCCATTAAGAGCACTAGCTGCCAACCTTGCTATGACTGGAATGACAAATCCAGGAAAAATATTATCAGATATGAAAGATATACAAGGATTTGGAACAATAGATGACAACTTAAGGTCAGCAATTCTTTCTCATCTTGCTGGTTCTGCAGTGGGTGCTCCAAATTTAATGACTAGGGCAACTGGACAAGTATTAAATCCTAACATGGAAGTTGTATTTAAGGGTCCACAAATCAGACAATTTGATTTCGACTTTCAATTTGCACCAAGAAGTATGAGTGAGGCACAACAAGTAAAACAAATCATACGAACAATGAAGCAACATGCAATGCCAAAAGGTGATAGCGGTGGTGGTTTCTTTATTAAATCTCCAGATATCTTTATGCTTGCATATAAAAAAGGTGGAGCACCTCATCCATTCTTAAATGTTATGAAACCAATGGCATTACAATCAATATCAATGAATTATACTGGATCAAATACTTACTCAACATTCCATGATGGGACACCAACTATTATGACAATGAAATTAAGTTTACAAGAATTAAATCCAATCTACTTCGAACATTATGATGAAGGAGAAGGACTACAAGGAGTTGGATTCTAATGAGTTACTTTAGAGAACTACCTGATTTAAACTATCAGTCCCCATTAAAAACAAAAACCTCTTCACGTTCATACGTAAGAGTTAAGAATCTTTTTAGAAGAGTTAAACTTCGTGATGATTTAAATAATGTCTTTACTCTATTCAATAAGTATCAAATTTCTGATGGTGCTAGACCTGATACAGTAGCAGAAGAACTTTATAATAATGCTGAATTAGATTGGGTTGTATTATTAACTGCTGGTATTATTAACGTACACAATGAGTGGCCTCTATCATCAAGAGACATCTATAGATTTTCAGAAAGTAAATATGGATTGGACTTGAATAATATTCACCACTATGAAACAATAGAAGTTAAAGATTCTAAAGGTAGAGTGATACTTCCTGCTGGTAAGCATGTAGATTCTACATTTACAATGATAAATCCAGATTCAGCAACCTATGCAGATATAAATCCAGCACCAGTTGTAGGAGTATCAAACTACGAATATGAAGTAGGATTAAATGAAGAGAAAAGAAGTATATTTGTACTAAAAAAGGAGTACTTACAGCAATACATGACGGATATGAAAAACATCATGCATTACGATAAGTCCTCCCAGTTTGTTAATAGAAGACTAGCTGAAACGGAAAATACTAGAAATACTTCCCCCTAATATCACTACTCTGCTAACTTAGCAAAGTAGGATAGTGCATCATCTTCTTCTTCAGATGCAGCAGGTGTTGGTGTAGGTGCAGTCGCAGCAGCAACAACTTGCTCTGCAGAACCACGTCCTTCACTCTCATCTTCAAAAGATTCATCTTCAGCAGGACGTGCCTTGTTGCCAAGAACATATCCAAGACGCTTCTTAAGATCTTCATAAGACTTAAACTGATCAGCAGCAACTAATTCAGCAAGAGAATACTCTTTCTTCCATAGTGCTTCAAGTGCGTCATCATCATCTAATAGAGGAGATGTTGCAGTGAACTCTGAAGAATCATAATTACGATAACCAGCAACGTTCTTTGCCTTCAACTTGAAGTTAGCACCTTGCCAGAAATCAAATGGATCAATTGCTTCCTCATCCTCAAACTCAGGTTGCATTGCTGCAGTAAGTTTGTCAAAGATTTTCTTCCCATACTTGTATAAGAATACTTTACCTTCGTTCTCAGGATTAGCAGGATCCTTTACGACATAGATGTTACTGATGTATGTTAGCTTACGCTTCTGCTTACGAGCAGTCTCTTTACCAGCATCAGTGCCGTTGTTCCAGAGTTGTGTATTGAACTCTGATACAGGATCCTTCTGACCTAAAGTAGTCAGAGAATTCTCTATGTACCA